GCTGCACATCGGTGTATTCTCTTACATTTGCCATACATTTTTGTTATTATTTAAATATTTTATAACCTAAAAATACTAAAACAATTCCACATATAACCATTAAATTCCAATTAACACCTTTCTCGTTCTTCTTTTGTCTTAAATCTACCTTATACTTTACCTTTGTTTTATAGCGTAAAAGTTCGATTGTATCCCTTACTTTGCGCCATTCTACTTTAGTTTCATAGCGAGTTTTAGGAATATAAACCGAATTAGTTTGTACAATTGTATCGTATTTCGTTATGTAATACGTTTTTTCGCCATTGATAATAATAGAATCTATCTTGTTTATTGTAATAGTATCATTTACCAATGTGCATTTAAAGCCTTTCTGTGTTGCTTTTTTGTAGTGATATGAAGCATTGCACCCTGAAAGCAAAAACATAGCGTAAATGCTAACTAATAACGTAAAACACCACGTTAGAAATTGTATATAATTAAACCGCATCTTTATCTATTTTTTTATTATATACATTTAAGCCTATTGCAGTACCTGAATATGCAAGAAATCCCCAAAATACAAACTCTTTAACTTCAAATGCAAGCCAAAACATAGGAATAAAAGCGTAAATTACTGCAAAGTGAAAAGAAATAAATGCGGCAATTCGCTTCATTTCATATTTTCCTTTAGGCTTTAATGTATCGTTTACGATTTGCATACTTGTATTTTTTATCCTGGAGAATAGCGAAGTATTGGATTGGTGTTTCATATTGTTTATGTGTTTTATCGTATTGCATTGCTTGTGCAGAATCTTCTAAACAATCAAATAAACGAGTTTCAATTTCATTTACTTTCATATTGGTAACAATAAGCCAAAGAAATAATACACCCGTTGCGCCGTGTTTTTTTATTAGGTCAAAAGAGGATTCTGTCATAGCTTTACAGGTCTATCTCAACTAAATAACCTTCTTCTTCCAACTTAACTTTAGCTAATTCGTGTACCGCTTGGTTGTCTTGAATAGCAACCTCACCACTTACACTTGTTGGAATGTCAGTCGAAATAATTGAAGCACCTAACTTCATTGCTTCTTTAGAAACATACACGTACGGAAATGCACCTTCTACAGTTGTACCATTAGGGCGTGCTGCCCATTCAATTCTAGCGTACACACTTGCTAGTTCTTGTACTTTGCCTGACAAATCCATATACTTGATTATCTTTTCTTCTGTTGATTTGATTTTTAAACCCATTGTTTTTTTTATATTTGTTAAATTTTACGCTAATATACCCATATTTCTTAATGCTTTTACAACTTGTTTTAAAGTATAGCCATCAAATGTATCTGTGTCTGTTAATATTGTTCCTAAATTACTTGTTAAAGTAGCTGCTGTTACTGCGGTTGTTGGTTGTACTATTGGTGTTGCGTTCCAAAATGCTAGCTTTTGACCCGTCCCAGTTCCTATTTTTGTTCCGTTTGTAGTGTTGAACGCCATATTAACACTATCACTAAAATTAACAGAACCACTTGCGGAAATCATTATCCTTGTAGCCCCGTTCGTCAATAATGATAAATCAACATTTTTAGCATTAATATCCCCTAATTGAATAACATTACCAGAAGAAGATCTCAATATAGGCATAATTGTACCGTCTGTATGCTTGACTCCGAATCCTATTGTGTTTTTAACACAGAACGAAACGTTATTGGCATTATTTGAGTTTGCAAATATCAAACCGTCCCCAAGTACTTCTATTATATTCCCCGTATCCGCACTATTCCTTACTCTAAACGCAACATCCGTACTTAACGCTCCTTGCGCTCTTACGTCTAGTCTAGTGGATGTATTAGGTGTTGCGCCTATTCCAAGTCGTTTATTCACATTATCCCAAAACAATCCCGCATCTTCCTGCACTACATTCCCACTACCTTCAAACAACACGCGGCCTTGAACACCTGATGTTATTGGTGTTGTGCCGATTGTGATACCTCTTGAAATAGCTGTAGGTTTCCACACACTACCATCCAATGCAAGTACATTACCACTAACTGCACCCGTTGTATCAACATCGTGTAATTCACCAAGTTCATATCCGTTAACAATTTGATATAAAATCTGTCCGGTTGTAGCAGATGTCTCTAATACCTTACCAATTGACACTAAATTATTCGGTGCAATTGGTTTTACGTTTGTCACATATCCTGCAGTAATTGGTGACAAATAAAGGTCATCTCCAATAGTTAAGGTAACTGTTGTAAATGGATGTGTAGCCGTTGTGCGTGTATCTAATAAGGTCAATAAACCATTTGTAAGTACATTACCATTTGCGTTATTTGCGATGTCAGCAGTTACAACACCCAATGTTTTAGAAGATGTTACCTCACTATCAGCCTTTGCTTTAGAAATCAATGCTTTTCCACCTGATGTTCCGGATATGTATACAATTGTTCCTTTATAAATAGTTGCTCCGGTTTGGTTACGTACCGCAACGGCAGTTTTAGCTACGGCATTTAATACCTCATCGCCCGTAATGGACTTGGTCTCGTATAAACCGCCACCAATATCCTCTGAAATAACAAGCAAATCTGTTGCTATTAGATTACTACCTTTCGGTGTTAAATCACTTATTTTTACTTCTGCCATTATCTATTTTTTTAAGGTAGACTTTCAACTTTTGAATGTCTTTGATTTTCGGTTTTGTTAATTTCAAAATGGTAAAGGATTTACTTTAGGTACAAAAATTATCATCTCCAAATCTTGCAACCATCCAAAAGTTGGATTTTGATTCTGCTCGATTTCTTCTATTGAAATAATCCAATTATCATTATCGTCTTGGATAGGATTAAAATAGCTATCCTCATCAAACATTTGACCTATTAATAAGTCTTTCTGCTCGATTGTCAAAAGACCTACATAGATAGTCTTTTCTTCGGTTGTTAAATCTGTTATTTTCATAATTTATTTTTATTATACTACTTGACGATTCAAGGAAGTTTGGAAGGTTTGAACTGCAGTGTAGTAGTTAGCAGCTTCGGTATTTGTTAAGCCATCGCCCATTGATGTTAATCCTGATTCTCTTGGTGAGTAGCTACCATATAAACCAGCTGATGGCCCTGAACTTGCGCCAAGTGAAATAATATTATTTATTCTTGCCGTTGTTGCCGTATTTGTATATTGAGTAGAATTTCGTTGTCCCATTATTGCAGTCGAACTTGTTCTGGATGCTAAATAAAAACCAACTCCATTCGATAAAAAACTAACAATAAACTCGTTATTATTATTTGGTACGCAATACGAAGTACCATTCCCTGATGCAAAAATTAAATTTCTTTGTGCGCCACCTGCTGTAAAACAACCCATTTCACAAGCGTTTGTTATTGTATCTGCAAAAAGTGTTCTTGAATAATAAGACATATGTGAGCTATTCGCTATATTATGTAAACTTGGATTAAAAAAAGAATTTGCCCAAGCATTTGTTCCGTTCGGTTTTGCACCCGTACTTGAATGCGTCCACCCACCGTTAAAAACTAATCTAAAAGCAGCATCTGTATCTAATGGATTTTTAAGATTAAATTTATGTTGAGCTGCTGTACCTCCAACGAATGGATATAAAGCCTTCATTTTTGTCCATATTCCGTAACCTTTTAAGTCAACAACAAGTGTTTCAATTGCTCTCTTTTGTGTGGCATCAGTAATCGTAGCAGCTGAAATAAATGCAAGTGCATCTGCATCTCCTGCAGGTGTTCCGACTAAATCCGTATCACCATAAGGCGAAGAACTATAAATTGTACCCCATCCTATTGAATTATTTATTTTGCCTTTACCCCAATCAATGGTGTTGTTCACCGCTGCTTGTCCCCATCCTATTGTGTTCGCCATATCTTATATTGTTATATATACCAACCAGTATAATTATTCATTGAATCGGGTGAAATTTCATTGTTTGAATTCGTATAGTATTCAGGAAATAGCGCATTGTTAAAACTCATATAATCAATGAATCTTTCCGTATAATTCTGCGCTATACTTCGCTCTTTTTCAATAAGAAAATCCACTTCATTCTTTTCTACATTAACGCTATTTTCGCTGCTATGCTTATACACTCCTTTATTAGCAATTGTGTACGCTGCAAATGGCATATATTCAACCATTGCCCAATGTATTAACATCGGCTTTAAATAGGTAGTTGTAAGCGATAAATAGTTACCGCTCAAAGTATTCGCTATAATGTCAGCTTTAATCTTTTCAAGTAGCTTTGTTCCGCAATAATTCTGCATATGAATGTCCTGTGCAATTTTGACAAACGAAATAAATTTGTCTACATCGACATTTCCATTTATCGCAGTATATCTAACGATGTCGTCTCGTGTTATTAGTAATGCCTCTGCCATTATTGAAATCTTTTATTAGTTGGTAAAAATCCGTTATATGGCATATCCATTGGTTTCATAGCAACCTCTCTTGGATTTCTAATTCTATAACCTGCCTTTTCTGCTTTCGCTACTGATACTTGTTTAGCATTAGGAGACAATGGGTCTATTCCTGAATTTGCGCCAAGTGCTACAAAAGTTTGTCTTATCCATTTGTGGTGACAATCTCCACCGCCTTTGTATAACCAAATAGAATAAGTATCAGCACCTTCAGGCCCCCAACCTTTGTTAACTGCTGTGCTGCTCATTCTTAAAATATCCTCTTTTCGGTAAACCTTTTTAGCATTTACCATTGATTTGCAAAAATCTCTACTATTTACAGACAATCCCTCGCTATATTTGTAACGTGTAATGAATTTAAAATCATTTACAACATCGTCTTGTTCACTTTTTGAACGAGGAAATGCAGTTCCAGTGCTTACAAAATTGTAGATTTTAGAAAGTAAAGAAGGTGTTTTTTTATTTATGCTTTCGATTTCATTATCTAACTCATCTTCGGAATCGTAATCCACTTCTGTTTCATCTATAAGCATCCAGTTTTCCGGTATATCTTCTCCAAATTCTGATAGGTCTAATTCGTCTATTGAACTTAATTCCGTACCCGTTTCTTCTGCAACTTGTTCTTCTGTTTGTGCATTTTCTAAATCAGTAAATTCTAAAGGTTGCAATGTTTTGAAATACAATTTTAAGCTAATTCCGTTGTAAGCTAAAATAGAATCAAATGCTTCTAATATTTCTTCTTGCATTGGTCGAATAACCATATTATCGAATAATATCGAACTATTTTTTAATTCGTCAGCATTTGAACTAAAACCGGTACTTGTTGCAATTCCAAATAATAAAGGTGAAGTAACATTATGTCCTAACATTATTTTTCCTAAACACTCATTAGATAAATATTGGAAATGTTCCGGAGCATTATCTAAAGGTATGGAATCTATTGTGGTTTTACTTTCTGCGTTACGATTAAACGCAACGATTACTGGATTTCCATTTGCGCCGGTAAGTTTGTTTATTACTTTAGAACTGATTTGCTCTTGCTGCTCTTCAGTTGGCACTCCATTGTTGAAGTTAACTACAATCCTACCACTAAAAGCATTTTTAACATCGTTAATCAAGTAATCCGCAATTTCTTCTTCCAACATCGCATACGGCAAACTACCTTGATAATCAGGATAAGAATAATATTTCATCCCAACTGCATAAGGCTTTGAAAATAATATTTCTACCTCATCTTTTGATGTGCCAAATGCCGAATATCTTTGTGGCTTAAATTTCTTTACGTCAGTCCAATCGTCCGAATAGTAATAACCAACGATATTTCCATCCTCATCGCACTTTTCCGCACGTATTAAATTAGTAGGAATGTGATAAGCCTTAAGTATTTTACTATGGTCTTTAGAATAATGTACTTGAATCGCAAATTGTCCAAGCATTTTTCTGTCCATACAGATTTTACGCACACAATCTTTGTTAAATAAAGCCATCATTTGTGCGTATTCGTTTGGCTTTTTAGACGCATCTAACGCACTTAAACCACGACCATATATAAGTCGTGATATATTGTTTATTATAGCGTTATTCGTCGTGCTATTCGTGTATCTATCTATAAGAAAAGAATAATAATTATTATCAACTCCGTATTCTACCCAAGCATCTTTCTTTGATTCTTGAATAGTTGGTGTAGAATATGCTGCTAAATTAAGTATGTGTACGTTATTACTCATAAACTATGAATGTATTTGTAGTATTGTTGCTTGTATATTGTGCATTATTTACAGAAAATGTAGATGTACTTTGGTCTGTACAA